TGGGCAGAAGAAAATGCTGTTGATATAGATGATATTCAAGCAGATACTACATCATCAGATCTACGTCAAGTAGGTGTTAGACCACAACCAGGAGCAGATGTAAGTATGTCACCAATTGACATGGGTGCGGCTGAACCAGGATTAGGCGGAGATATGGCAGGCGGCAACGAAGCAGGCTTAGATGAACTAAATACATTAGGAGGAGGCCCAGAAGTATAATGAAAATAATGGAATTTTACGAACCAGCAAATGACGAGATACAACAACGTCATAAAACTGATACCAGAAAGAAAATGCTTAGTTTAGAAGAAGTTGGAAAACTTAGAAAGATTAGGGCACTTAAAAAACTTGAATCTGAGAAGCACAAGAAACTTGCTCAGCAAATGTACAGGAAGCCAGCAGGAGACGACGCCGGCGGCGGCCTATTATAAATCAATGAAGACACTTGTTGTCTGCGGTTGCAGTTGGAGTAGCCGAGACCCAGTATATCCCAATTTTGAATACGGCTTTTTAGTAGCAAAAAAACTAGGGTACAATTATATCAATCTAGCACGATGCGGTATGAGTAACTTTGGTATACGGCTACAAATAGACTATGCTTTAAAACATCTAAATCCTGACTTAATGATTATTAATGCTACAGGAGTCAATAGATTTGAAATACTCAAAGACTTAGATAATACTTACGATCACAACAAAGGATATGATCAAGTATGCTTTGGTGATTTTGATTGGGACCACTTTGATCACGAACATCACATAAACTACGGTAAAACATATGATCCGCAAATATGGTGTGATAGCATTTATACGGTTATTAGCCAAGAAGCAAGACGTTATCAAGACATAGACCCTAGTAGAGTCGACGCATTAAAAGACTTTGCTTACTATGTATTTGATGAAAACATTAAAGCACATAACGATTACTATGTTTTACAAAGCGGCCTTTTAAGCATACTAGAAAGAAAAATACCCTTTTTATTTTCACCTAATACTTTTGAATATTCAGAGTTTGATAAAACGGGTTTGATAGAAGACCATCACCATATAGACAGTTTTAACTGGGACTTCATACCTGATAAATATTACTTAGAAAATGGCGCAGGATACTATGCTCAATTCAATCCAGAGATAATTGATGAAGCAGGTAACAAAACAACACACTACCCTGTAAGCCATCATAACAGTCCATACGCACACTCTAAATACGCAGAACATATACTAGATGAAGTGCATAAAAGGCAGTTATAATAAAAAACTTCAAAAATCACTTCAAAAAGCACCGTTTTTAGAATAAAACAGTACATATCACTTAAATAAAAATACGATATATCGAATCGAGTATCGGTATAACAAAAATATAGGAGAGTTACTATGTCAGAGAACAAAAGTGTACTAGAGCAAGTTCTGGAACATCTACTCGCTGAAGACGAAGAAAAAGCCTCAGAACTGTTACACGGTTTTATGGTTGAGAAAAGTAGAACTATCTACGAAGGTCTTTTAGACGAAGATGCTTTAGAAGAAGCAATAGAAGAAGAAGTAGCATCCGAAGAAACAGTTGAAGAAGCAGAAGAATCCGAAGAAGAAGCAGTTGAAGAGGCTGAAGAATCAGAAGAAGAGCCTGTAGAAGAAACTGTAGCCGGATCACCAAGTGAAGACTTCTATGATGAAATAGAAGCAAATGTTGGCGCAGACGAAAGTGGCGTTAATGAAGAAGAAGACGAAATGGAACCAGAAATGGATATGGAAATGGACGGTGAAGAAGAGTCTGAAGACGAAGAAGTCGAAGATAGAGTTGATGATTTAGAAGCACAACTAGACGAACTTAAAGCAGAATTTGAAAAGTTAATGTCAGACGAAGACGGCGAAAAAGCCGACGATGCTGAAGCAGATTTAGAAGATGAAATGGAAATGGAATCTTTTGAAGAAGAAATTGACTTAGATGAAGAAGTTGCTGATGAAGAATTAGAAGAAGCAACTAATTTTAGTAAAAATCAATCTGCTAAAAATGACTCAAGTGCAGACCACGACGCATCACCTAAATTTCCAAAGAAAGAAAATTTCGGAACAGACGAAAAAGAACTTTTTGGTAAAGACGGTGCAGAGGGTAAAAAAGGAGATTCGGCCAAAGATAATCCATCAAGTGATAACATTGGCGAAAAACCAGCATCTGTTTCCCCAGCAAAAGTAAATGCTGAGAAATCAGAGAGTCCTATAGCAGGAAAAGTTAAGTAATTTAGGGAGACATAATGTCAAGACAGTTATTCGAATACTATAGTCCAGATAAAGCAAATATCATAGTTGAGTCATCTAAGGATGGCAAAGATATGATGATGAGCGGTCTGTTTATACAAGGCGAAGTTAAGAACCAGAATGGAAGAGTTTATCCAAAAGAAGAAATACAGACTGCTGTAGAATCAATTGGTAAAAGAATTCAAACTGGCGAAACTGTTTTAGGCGAGTTGGATCACCCAGCAGAATTACAAATTAATTTAGATAGAGTAAGCCACATGATTACTGATATGCGTTGTGAAGGCGCAGATGGCTTTGGTAAACTTAAAATATTGGATACTCCAATGGGTAAGATTGCTGAAGCATTACTAAAAGGTGGCGCCAAATTAGGCGTTAGCAGTAGAGGTAGTGGCAATGTAAATGAAAGCGGTAGGGTAAGCGATTTTGATATAGTAACTGTTGACATCGTAGCACAACCAAGTGCCCCAGATGCCTACCCTAAAGCCATTTACGAAAGTTTATTTAATATGCGTGGCGGCGCTCAAATATTTGAAGCCGCTCGTGAAATAACAAAAAGTGACAGAAACGCACAAAAACACCTTGCACGAATGATGGAAAACTTCATTCGTGAATTGGAACTCAAATAGGAGAATGCACATGGCGGATAAATTCGTAGAACTTCTTGAAAATGGTGACTTGTCTGAAGAGACTAGAGTCAACATACAAGAAGCATGGGAAACACGCCTTGCTGAAGCAAGAGATGAAATCACTGCTGAGTTAAGAGAAGAATTTGCACAGAGATTCGAACATGACAAAGGTCAAATAGTAGAAGCAATGGACACATTCATTACTCAAAACTTAGAAGAGGAATTGAAAGAACTTGCAGAAGATAAGAAGGCAACTATTGCTGAAAGAGTTAATTATAAAAAAGCAGTCGGTCAACACACTGACGTTTTAAATAAATTCGTTTCAGAAACATTAGCCAACGAAATCAAGGAACTCAAAGAAGATAGAAATGCACAAAGTGAAAACTTTGCTAAACTTGAAAACTTTGTTCTTGAAGCAGTTGCTGATGAAATTCGTGAGTTCCACTCCGATAAGCGAGAACTAGCAGAGAAGAAAGTTCAGTTAGTTCGCGAAGGAAGAGAGCAACTTGCGGATGCTAAAAAAGAGTTTATTAGAAGAGCCGCAGAAAAAGTTGAACAAACTATTTCATCTTCATTAAAAAGTGAAGTATCACAATTTAAAGAAGATATTACTAAGGCTCGTGAAAATGAATTTGGTAGAAGAATTTTTGAAGCGATGGCAGGCGAGTATGCTACTTCGTATTTAAATGAAAATACAGAAGTTAGAAAACTCAAATCAACAATTACTGGATTAAAATCCAAGATTGATGAAGCCAAGGCTACCGCAAACAAAAGTTCTGAGCAGAAGAAATTAGTTGAATCTAAATTGCGAATAGCAGAAGATAGATACAACAGAAACAATGTCTTAAGTGATTTAATTGCACCTTTAAGTAAGGACAAAAAAGAACTTATGACAGAACTTCTAGAAACAGTAAAGACAGAGAAACTTGAAGAATCATTTAACAAGTACCTTCCAAGTGTTATGAACGAAGAAGGTTCTGTAAGAACTAAGAAAGAAGTTATTAGTGAATCAGTGAAGACAGAACACACTGGTAATAGATCGTTGGACGGACAAACCGGCCCAGACAACGAAGTAGTTGATGTCGTCGCTTTAGACGAAATCAGAAAACTAGCCGGACTTAAATAATTAGGAGATTATAATGGCAGAAGCATTATTTGAATCAAATTGGTCCGCAACCAAGGACGCTCTTCTTGAAGGGTTGCAAGGTTCTAAAAAGTCTACAATGGACGTAATTTTAGAAAATGCAAAAACTCAATTACAAGAATCAGCGACAGCAGGGTCAACAATGGCAGGAAACGTTGCATCACTTAACAAAGTTATGCTACCATTGATTAGAAGGGTTATGCCTTCTTTGATCGCCAACGAATTACTTGGTGTGCAACCAATGAGTGGACCAGTAGGACAAATCCACACATTAAGGGTAAGATACGCAGAGTCTAAAGACTCAGTAACAGCAGGACAGGAAGCACTTAGTCCTTTCGCACTAGCAACAGCATATTCAGGAAATCCTGATGCTACTGCAAGTAGTGAAGGAACAGCGGGTAGCAAAATGTCTATTCAAATCCTCAAACAAACAGTCGAAGCAAAAACAAGACGTCTATCAGCAAGATGGACTTTTGAATCTGCTCAAGACGCCAACGCAATGCACGGTGTAGACATCGAAGCAGAAATTATGCAGGCATTAGCACAAGAAATTGCAGTTGAAATCGACCAAGAGATGTTAGCAAAGTTAAGAGCACTTGCTCCAACAGTTGACACTTTAGACTTCAACAGCGGAATCACAGGTACTCAAACATATATCGGTGAAAGACACGCAATTTTGGCAATTCTTATCAACAGAGTTGCAAACTTGATTGCCGCTAGAACAAGAAGAGGCGCAGGTAACTATATTGTTGTAAGTCCACAGGCTTTAACAATACTACAATCTGCAACAACTTCAACATTTGTTAGAAGTACAGAAGGTCCTTTTGATGCTCCAACAAACTCTAAGTTTGTAGGTACATTAAACGGTACTGTTAAAGTATTTGTTGACAACTATGCGGTAGACGGAACTCCAGTACTAGTAGGATATAAAGGTTCATCTGAAACAGATGCTCCAGCATTCTACTGTCCTTACATTCCATTAATGAGCACAGGTCCAGTTATGGATCCAAGCAGTTTTGAGCCTGTCGTGTCATTTATGACAAGATACGGTTACTTAGAACTTACTAACACAGCAAGTTCATTGGGTAACGCGGCTGACTACTTAGGTGAAATTGGACTATCAAACGTCTCATTCAAGTAAGTATTAGTTTTACTTAAACGAATTAAGCACCTTCTTCGGAAGGTGCTTTTTTTTGTACGCAAGAAAATATACCATAATCTGATAAATATGTTAAAGCAATGTTGCAATCGGAGTAATTAATGGCAGACAAAAAAGGTATATTTAGATCACCGGGTAATATAGTATTCAA